TTCCATTACCGTTATCAAGGGTTCTGTTTTTCCACCAAACCAGACCGCCCTCACCGGCGAGGTCAATGCCGTTGACCACTGTTACAGGGCCGTCGCCAATTTCGGTGGTCAGATACGTGGAGAACACGTCGTCAACGTAGCCGACAAAGCCGCCACCGCCAGAGTGATCGCCACCATTGTCTGGCACCGATGCGGATGTGGTCATCCCACTGCGTTTTCTAGTAGCCATACTTAGATATCCTTGCCAGCAACCAATCCAACAAAAGAAGTGCCACCGTCATCAGTGGTAAATACAAAGACATCTGACTTATCTGCTGTAGCTGTAAGCTCGGGTGCAGTGCCTCCCGGCCATTGCACTGACGCAGGCCATGTGACTGTATAGCCACTGCCGCTGGCATCCTGAGTGACCTTCAGGCTAAAGCCAGCAGAGCCAGTAGCGGGTGCATCAGCAAAGGTGAATGTCGTGCTTCCAGACAGCACCAGAGAGAAGCTGCCGCCACCACTCAGTGACACGCTTGGCGTAGTGCCTGATAGGGCCGTGTAGCCCTCTGCCAATCCGCTGCCTTCGATAGACAGGAAGTCACCAGTAGGAACCTCGGAGATCTTCTCTGAAGTAGCGTCAACGTATGTTGGGATTCTGTTAGCCATTTATATATCTCCTATGAGGCCAGCGGTAACTGAACTTCACCGCCCCTTGTGTTTACGGCCAGTATGTCGCCGCTCTGGTTTAGTGGAATTGCAAATTCTCCTGAGCGGAGCAGTACGGGTAAGCTGTCTGCGTCCTCGCTTACTGGAAGCTGAACAACTCCAGATCGCGAAGATACGGGAAGCGTGAAAATAGTCTTGCTACCAGTGGCGATATTGATCCAGTCATCACCATCAAAAAGGTTTAACGTACCGTTGTCAGTGTCAAACCATAGCTGACCCGTTGCAGGGTCTTCTGGCGCATCTTCGTCAACGTGAACTAAAGATTCTCCCGAAACCACCGACCAGACCATCTTGCTGTTCACAGACTGCCTAGCGTACTGAGCGCCGTCATCCGGGGCCTCGGTCAGATAGTCGTGCGTGTGGCTCTCTGGCGGAAACTTAGCGGGCTTGCCCGTAATGGAATCCCAAGGCTGATCGTGATCTGCGGGCGGGAACTCGGTGGGCTTGTTCTGGATGTCAGACCAGTCAGGATCTGCCGCGTCAGGAACGACAACCTCGGCCCATGCCTCCGACTGCCTGCCGTAGAGCTTGCCGTCATTTGGAGCGTCAACAAAGCCGCCGCCGCTGGAGATCGAGCCCTCAATGGCGGTTAGCCTGTCCTCAAGGCCGTCCACCTCTGACTGCTCGTGGGTGTGCGCCTCCGGTGGGAACTCAGTGGGCTTGCCTGTGACATCGTCCCAAGCTGGCGTGCCGCCAGCGGCGTCCAGAGCGTCCTGAAGGCCGGTTACGTCATCTATTTCGTGAGTGTGCGCCTCTGGTGGGAACTCGGACGGGGTGCCCGTGATCGTGTCCCATCCCTGATTGTGCGCGGCGGGCGGGAACTCTGTTGGCTTGCCTGTCAGCTCGTCCCATGTGCTTGCGCCACCGCTGCCGCCAGCGTTCCAAGTGTCAATGTCAGACTGCTTGATGGCCTTAACATGGGCGGGGACCGTTGGGTCCGTCTCTGCCTTAAGGTAATCGCCGTCATGGTTGTGGGTCGCCGGAGGGAACGTGCTGGGCTTCCCCTCGATCTCGTCCCATCCGACAGCGCCGCCACCGTCTGGGTCGATTGCGTCAATCTGCGCCTGAAGGTCAGCGTCGCCAGCAATGCGGGCCTGAATCTCTGACTCTAGGTCTGCCTGCTCCGCCTTGTGGTCAAGCGCGACGACCAGACCATCGATAAGCTCCGGCGGTATGTTGATCCCGCCGTCACCGTCGTGACCAATCTCGTCGAGAACCTTCCACAGCGTATTGAACTCCACCGCGTTAAAGGTACAGGCGACCGTAACGTCGCCAGTGAAGCGAACCTTGCCGGGGGTCTGGTCTTGGTACACGCCGTTGACCAGACTGGCGGTGGCGTGGCGATCAACCAGCTCCGAGCCGTTAAAGGTGGCATAGCCAGCCTCACGGTTACCGCTACCGTCGTGGGCAGAGTAGAAGACCTGATTACCGGCACTGAACGCCTTCTTAAATGTCGTGTAGCCCTTGCTTGTGCCCTTGAGCCTGAAGCCGGTGAAGGTGTCCTCACAGATCTCCGCAACCCAGTTCGCCGCGATAGCGTTCTTCATACCACCAAACCCTCCGGTTGTGTTCTTAGGGCCGGCCCCGACCAGCGAGCCTCCTGATCGTCCTGCGTGATGGCCATTAGTGCCTCTTCAAATCTCGTCTTGTAGCCGATGTACTGGGCCTCATCCTTCGCGAATGACGCGATCTCTGTGCAGAGCCCGAAGATGTATGCGTCCGGGTTCTTGCTGGTCAGCCAGTTTGTGTCCTCGTCGTTGTTAAGCTCTGGGAGCCTCTGGTAGTAGACAATCTCAAGAACGTCGTCGTCACCGGGAGGCGCTATGCGTATCTGCCCGGCGATGATCGTGTAATAGTTGTGGCGCCCAACGAACGAGCTGTCGTTCTTGCGTGAAACCTTGTTCATCTGCTCTGGGGCAAGGTAGGTCAGTGTGCGACCGTACTGCTCGCCCTCGTTCAGTATCTCCACCTCTCTGGCGCCGCCCCAGTCGGATGGAAGCTCGTAGTACTCCTGATCGGCCCTAAGCCAGAGCTGCGCCCTTACCGACTGGTCCCCGGTACGCAGGGCGTTGTTGATCTTTGCCTCAACGACACGGGTGAAGGCCGGCATGTTGTCGGCAAGCTCCTCGTCGTATCGGTCACAGTACGCCTTTGCGGCGACCACGATCTCCTGATAGTTCATTTGATTACGTTCCAGTTGGTTGTCGGGTCATCGACCTCGATGGTGTCAACGTGGTTCTTATCCTGCTCATACCATCCCGGCACGGCAGGATTTTTGCCCTGCTTTATCCAGCCGTCCTCTATGCGGGGCGGCTGACCAATAAGGGCGATAGGTGTCTCACCAAATAGGAGTTGTCCCAGCATCTACCCCTTCCTCCTAAAGCACTGGAAGATGACTTGGTGGGTCTTGCTCCGGTCAGGTGATTGGTCGTTGACTCCAAAACCCGCCCAACTAGAATGGCCTTGAAAATGCTGTCTCGCAGAAGTAAATTCAATAACGTTCGTTGCGTGAAAAGAAAACACGGCGTGTGGTGGCTGGACTTCCCAAGCCCTGCCGCCCGAAACCTCCAACTCAAACCAAATTATATCGCCGGGGATAAACTCATACTCTTCTGGCGGGAACCACTTATATAAGTCCTTGAATACTTCTGCGCCATGGCCCCCAAAGCTACTGTTAGACCATTTGCTCTCGTTATTGTTAGCCACCATCGTATAGGTGTCTTCGGCGTAGGACTTCCACGCGATTGTCATGTTGTACTTTCTATTTAGGTGGTCGTTGCCGTCACCACCGGACTCGCCCCCAGCACTGGGGGGCTGAATAATCTTGACCCTGACATCATCAGCATTGTCTGCTTTAGAGCTAGCACTGAGAGACCTGACAAACTCAACATCAATCACCCAATACTGGGCCGCGCCTTGACTCTCATCATGAACCTCAACAACAGTGAACAGGCCGTAATCATCCTCGCCCTGTACAAACAACTCAATGAGGTCACCCACGTTTACGTTGGCAAAGCCATGCGGCGTACCATCGCTGTCTAGCTCGTTAAGCCATACCGACTTCACGCTAGTGAACAAGCCAATGGGTGAGCCAGTGCCGTTCATGCCGTCATACATGGTGAGTTGGCCCTTGCTTCCAACAACACCACCAAGGTTAAACGTCCACACGCCACGCTCTACAGATGGGGCAATGGCGTCAATCTCTTCTTCTAACTCAATAATATCGTTCTGTAGTTTTTCTAAGTCCTCCTTGGTAGCACAATCTTCTTGTACTCCGAGAATAGGGTTAGGGGTTTTTAAATACACTTCGGCATTAAGGTCAGCATCGCCAGTGGTCTGCGTCGGATCTACCGTAAGCTCTATACTGTAACCGGAGCCTTTAACCCTTGCTGTGTCAGTAATAAGAAATGAGGCAACCTTTACTTCTTCTTCATAAAGAAAGAGCGTATCGCCAGCAGACCACGTAGTTTCAGTTATATCAGAGCCAAGATGGTCAAGCTCGCCAAAGCTTATCTTCGCAATCTCTTTGGGGTTTTGCTTTATGTAGTTGCCGCCATCAACGCCCTGCCATACTCCCCGACCCCAAGACGCACCCCGCTCTTTCTGTTTAAATAGCAGGAAGGGTTCCGGCTGTTTTTCTATGTAGTGGTTTGTTACCGATACATAGCTGAAGTATTTATCAAACCAATCATCTCCACTCTCGTCCTCACCGACATACCACTGCCCAGAATACTGGTCTTTAGGCATTATCTTCTCAAGCTCATAAGCTTGGAACCCCCAATGACTGAAGTCATCGCGTTTTGCTATTTCTAGAACACTCTTGACGCGCCATACGTCATCTGACCTTTGCGCGTAATGGTCAGTCTCATCAAGCCAACCATCAGCGTCTGCATGGTAAATCTCATGCGCGGAAGCAGACACTCTGATTATGTCGTTAGGGTAGAACTTCTTTGTCCACGAAAGGTCGTCGTAAACGTACTCACCATCTTCATTTACGGCGTCAACGTATCGAGACTGACTAACCATTAAATGCGTTATTGTTTTGGGGTCGTAATAATTCCCAGTCCACCACACACCGGGGTAGACAACTTCATCTTTCCACCCATCCTCATTATCTTCCTCTGAAATGTAAAAGGCGTTGTCTGGAATCACGGCCTTGCCGTCATCATCAATCTCAAAAGAGCCTCTTAACTGAGGAATGAAATCCTTTCGCTTTTCAAAGGCGCTGCTATCTTCGCCGTCAACAGATGAAACCATCCACCTGTCTTTAGCCAACTCATACTTATAGGTGACGCCGTTCTCCAGTGTTACCTCATCACCGTCTTTGGCGTTTTTGTCAAATGCGTAGCTCATTCTTCGCCCTCCATCGGCGAGCCGATCACCACATCAGCTGTTTCTTTTTCTTTGTTAGACGCTTGTGCAACCGTTCTTGGGGCTTGGTTGTGTTCGTAGTGGTCGATGTAATGAGCGTGAGGAAGCAGGCCCGCCGCGTTGATGGTGTAGTAGTTACCAGCAGAGAGCGCCCAGTTACTTTTGTACCATTGGACCCACAGGCGGGCATACTGATTGTCACCATTGTTAAACGTGACTTCAGTCAGCTTGCCTGCTTTCCGTACCTCACCATCCCTGTCTGTTATTGAGCAGTACTGAGCACCCATAGCATGAGTGAATGAACTGTTGTCATCTGAGTGCGCATACCATTTGCGTCCATGAGTATCTTTGCCTGCCAGATATATTTTCATGACAGGGGGATCGTTAGAGTCAGTGCGAATAGTGAACTCGCCATTGGCAAGCTCTTCTGCCTCTGCCGTGTTGTTGTACTTCCATGTGGCGTGCATTCGATAGCCGACATCAAGCTGTAACGCATCAATGTGTTCTTTGTTTCTCTTGGCTTTTGAGTCAACGTATTCGGTGCTTGCAAGGCCGTCCAAGTTTGCCGGCTCTAGCGCATCAACCGTCTGCTCTACCTCAGCAAGCTTATTCCTCATTGAAGTCTGCTCTTCAAGAGCGACAGTTATCTGAGCAATGATGGCTTGCTGTGTTGCTTCACCTTGAGAAACCCTGCCCTCTAGCGTTGTAGGCGGCGCAACAGGTATCCATGCGTCTGAGTCTTCATGCCAAACATAAAGTTGCATGGTGTCTTGGGAGTTATCAAACCACAGCGAGCCGTTACCAACCTCATCCTCTTCTGGGTCAGGAGCTTCATCCTTAATGATGACAACACCGTCCGGTGCCTCAGCGACAAACAGCACCCACTCAAATACAGTGGCGTCATCTTCTGTAGGCGTCCAGATGTAAAGGTCTAAGCCCTCTGGGTCGGGGTTGTCGTAATCAAAGCTGGGGTCTTCAACCTTGTACCACTGATCGTCGACCTCTAAATCATTGGGCTCGCCGTCTTCTGCGTATGGGTACTCTGTTGGCTCATCCTCAGCATAGATAGGTAGCCTGTCTGATGGAAGCTCCGGAGCCTCTGGCTCCGCCAGCAGTCCCTCGATGGCGTTCCAGAGAAATCGGTTAACCTCTAGCTGGTTGTTTAGCTCTGGTACGTCCTTGGCAGACTTAAAGCGCCCCTTAGAGTCACGGAACACCACGCTGCTGTTGGTCGACACCAGATCAGTAGTCAGGTCAGCTCGGACATTCTTGTTGTCGCGAAGGCCCACCATCTGAATGTTCTTTGCGGGGTCAGGCGTAACCTTGGTGAACTGGGAGAACTTTACGCCCTGATCAGCCCGCGTGTCTTTTTCGTCACTCATTTATGGCCTCTTCTGTGGCACTAGGTTCTTGGTTCCAGCCTCGTTTAGCATTGGCTCGCCCAGCTCGGTTAATATGTAAAACAGCTCCGCCTCTTCACGCGGGTAGTACGGCCCCATCGTGTGGGCAATGACGCCCGCTCCTCGAGTGCCGACAACGCCGAGGTTGCGGGTTCGGTGAAGCATTAGGTTGTGTTTGGTCTTGCGACCGAACTTGGCCCTCTTGCGACCGCCTCCGCTACGCCTTCTTCTTGCCACCTGACGCCCCCTTGGTCTTGGCCTTCATGGCGTCGCGATCTTCAAATGCGCCCTTGGTGTGCCATGTCTTGCCGTCCTTATCTTGGACGCCGACCACGCCCTTATTGCGCTTCTTGTATAGGACAATCATTTCTCAGACCTTGTAGTTGTCGTTGGTCAGAAATATCTTTATCTCGGGCTCTAGGAAGAACTTCGACAGCATCTTCTGTTGCATCTCTTTGTCGCAGTTCAGGAAGCCCTTGTACTTGCCGTCGAAGGTCTGGCCCTCGTTGGCCATGGTGAACATCTCGCCGGGCACTGTTGCCACAAGGCGGAATCCATCCTTCTCCTTGGTGCCACCGGAATTACGGACCCGCTGCGCCTTCTCAGCAATCGAGTCGTGGATGATTTTGGGCACTTCACGCTTAACGTAGAGGCGGTCCTCGCTAGGCTGGTACTTCCAGTTAACCGAGACGCCGTCCTGTGCGTATTCAATGTCGCTCATGCGCCAAATCCCTTTGTCGTTCCGATGGATATAAATTAGGTCAAGGCACCGGCCGCACTGGGTTCCAATGAGGTGGTGCCTATCGGTGTCGTATTCCCTGACTTGGTTACAAACGCAGAGGAACACGGGAAATGCCGCCCGGAGGCGGCAGTGCTACTTAGGCAGTTACTTCTTCGGCTGGGTCGATATTGACCAGCATGCCGTGTGCCTTCTCGGTGTGAACTCGCAGACCCCAATCGACGCTAATCTGTCTCTTTTCTGCTAAGCCCGTCTTTGCCAGCGTATCTGTGCGATACCCTTCGAGGTAAGAAAGACTTACGTACTCGGGGTCGAGCAGGAACGCTACAGCGTTGCCGTTGCCGTCGAGTGGTTGCAGACGGTTCGGCACTAGCTTGATTGTGCCGAAGTCGCTGACCAGTACGTTAACGCTGGACAGTGCGGTCGCCTTAGAGTTGGCGGGTGCGCCCTGATCAGACGTCAAGGTCGCAACGCGAGCCTCGTTGTCGAACATGTAGCTGGACAACGCCCCAATAACGCCGGGGTTGGACATCAGGTGAGTTACCTCACCGCCTTGCTCGTAAACGCCTTGGATCGCGTCCTTAACAGCTTGGAATGACAGAGCCACACCAGTGTCCTCGGTGTACTTCTGCGTCAGGCCAGTGGTCATGTTGTGACCGCCGGCGGTAGCGGAAGAGCCGTCACCGTTCATCACAGTGGTCTCGATCCAAGTGGGCAGGCCACCTGTCACACCAGCTACCGTGTCAGTACCAGCCACAGACGCTTGGTTGTTCAGCGCCATGGCCTCGACGTCACGACGGATCTGCTGGTTGCCGCGTGTAATACGATAGGCAAGCTCACGAGTTCTCCCGACTGTATCCGAAGCATCTGCTCGGTACGAAACCGCGATGACCTCGTCTGAGATCTGCGAGTGGTTACCCACGCGCGCGCCACCAGCCTCAGCGGCTGCACCAGCGTCAGAACCGTCAACGCGGGCGTTGGTTACGTCTGGAGCGCGAAGCTCATCGACCACCCAATCAAAACGCTCGTTCTTGTGGGTCGTCGAACCTACGAGGTCCGTGAAAGGCAGGGGGATCTTTGAGATATCAAAGATTTTTTGCATAATATCTTCATTTATTACGCCGCCCTTAGCAATCGACTTTAAGTCGAAGCTGTCAATGTTACCTGTTGCCATGATTATTCTCCCATGAGCAGAGCGGTCACAGCGTCAGCCTGTGCGTCCCTTTTGTTTGCACCTTTGGCATTCTGTGCTCGCTCAATTAGTTTTTGAACCTTGCCGCCCTTCTGTTTGGCAAAGCGACCATTTGAGGCTCGCTGCATCTTGGGTGCCTGCCTGACCTTCTTGTCGGCAACTGTCTTGCCTTGGTCATACAGCATGGCTTTCTTCAGAACTTCCACATGCCGGGAATAGATAACGTCCTGCAACTCTTCATCGTCGAAACCGCTAGATTTGGCGTACTCCACGATCTTGGTAAGATCGCCTTTCATCCGCTCCTCGTCTCGCCACGAAGGGTTGTGCTCAATCATCTGCTCGCGCTCAGCCTGCAGGATCTCTGCCCTCTGTTGCGCCTCTTGCTGGGACTGTTGCTCCTGCTCTAATCGCATTTGCTGTCCAATCATCTGTCCGGCCTGCTGCAACTCTTGGTTGCGTAGCTCGAACTCTCTCTGCTTGGCAGTCCACTCACCCGGATCGGTCGCGCGTAAGCGGTCCCAATCAATACCTTGGAAGTCCTGCATCAGCTTCTGCTGAAGCATTTCCCCTAAACCACGTATCTGCTGTAACTGCGCCTGATACGCCTGTGCAACTTGAGTCCTCTCTGACTCGAAGGTCTTGCGATCTTCAGCTAACACTCGGGCCTTCTCATCGTTGGCCTTGTGGAACTGAGTCCCCGCAATCGCTTCTTTCAAATCGATTTGTTGGTCTTTGCCGTTGACCTTGAGATTGACAAGGATCTCACCGTCCTCAGAGAGGGTCAGTTTGTCCGCGTCTAATCCAAGCTCGCTTGCTAAAGCTGCCAATCCATCGTCGTCGTCGGTCTCTAGCTCATTGGAGTCGTCTGTTTCGGGATCTTCGATCTCGTCGTCTGACTCTTGTGCTTCTACAACTTCTGACTCTTCACTATCATCAACGAGGTCATCATCGTTGGGGCGGTGTACTGCCTCCTCTTCTTTCTTGATGTCCTCGTCAACAGACGGCTCGTCTGCCATTAGCAGTTCAGCCACCTGATCTACGGTGTTGCCGCGCTCCCCCTCGTGTTGTACCGGGCTAGATTCGCTGCTCATCGCGTTTCTCCTTCATTTGATTTTTCTGCCAGCTCACCAGTGGTGACCAGCGACTCTAGGAACTCCTCCAACCTTTGCAGGGCTTTGGCTTGCTCCCGTACTACATAAACCTCCTCCTCGTAACGGGGGTCGCAGAACTG